GAAGAGGTCAGAAAGGTGGTATCCATATTAATGAAGATACGGTTGATGGATTGTATGCTTTCTACAAGACAACTAGAGCCTACAAGAAGCTCAAGCCTAACAGCAAGAAGAACTATGACCTTTGCTTTAATACAGTATCTAAGTTGAGTATCAAAGGTAGTAATACGCCATTTGGCCGTACATTTAGTAGGCAAATAGATACTACAACAGCAGATAAGCTATTCCAGCTAGTAGAAAAGTCAGTAAGCTATCATCGTGCAGAAGGAAGTATCAAGGTACTACGCAGAATTTGGAACATTGGTCTTCGTCATGGCAAAGTAAAGGTAAACCCTTTCATGCAAATGGGTATTGAGAGTATTCCTTCCCGAAAAGTATTATGGGAACCTGAACAGGTCGATTTATTCATACAAACAGCAGACAGAATGGGTATGCAGTCAATGGGTACGCTTGCATTGTTATGCTACGAGCTTTGTCAAAGGCCGGGGGATATGCGACAGATCACTTGGGAAGAAGCATTCAACAATGGTTTAATGTCTTTCACCCAAGAGAAAACAGGTACGCATTTAGACATACCATGCTCTCAAAGGCTCCTAGAGCGCCTACAAGGGATGCACACAGATAACCCTGTAGGTACGATTGTCTTAAATGAACGCACTGGTAAGGGCTACGACAGGCGGTTGTACAATAACTACCGCAGACAGATAATGGACAAGGCTGGTCTTCCCAAACATCTACAAATACGTGATTTGCGTAGGACAGGGGCTACTGAAATGGGTGAAGCAGGTGCTACTAATTCAGAGATGCGCTCAGTAACAGGCCACAAGACCTTAGATGTTCTGTCTATCTATGTTCGACCATCTCAGAATCAAGCAAATAGCGCCATTGAGAAGCGCCAAAAAGCCAGTGGTTCAGTGATTTCCAATTATTAGACCACACCACCCAACTACAGCATGTGATTATTATAAAAAAAGTATTTTATAACAAGCACTTAGGGTGCAGTGGTAGGCCCGGAGGGACTTGAACCCCCAACCAATGCGTTATGATGATACTTAATGATTACAATAGGTTACATGCTGTAGTGTGGTCTAAAAGTCATAACTAATGTATTAACAAATATGTAAACAAGTGTTGCCAAAAGGTAAATCTATATGTATACTTGGGTGGCCGTCCGAGGCCATATATATATACATTAAACCATATATCAGAGGTTTATTTATGTACACCTATAAAGAACAGTATTCTATCATCAAAGACATAAGAGTACGTGAGAATGAAAGTAAGTCATGTGACTGCCCCTTCTGTGGTGGTAAAGGTAAGCTATCTATTACCAATCGTGATGGCTCACTCTTATGGAACTGTTACAGAGCTTCATGCAATGTAAGAGGTGTACATGGTGTCTCTAGATCAACAAATTCTATAAAGAGTAAGCTATCAGGTGAGGTAGTATCCCTACCTAAACAATGCTTGCCTATACCTTCTATTGTTAGTAGCCCTGACCATCACCCTAAAGCATTAGGCTACTTAGAAAGTGTACACTGTTTAAATGCGTACAAAGATAAACTTGTACACATTAAATACGCACCATCAGAAGATCGTGTACTCTTTTTTATGAACAACGATTCGGGTGCAGTAGGACGTTCACTCTCTGGTCAGATACCTAAGTGGAAAGTTTATGGCGATACTACAGGTACATTTTCCTGTGGTAATGGTGATACAGCAGTTGTTGTTGAAGATGTAGCATCTGCCTGTTCAGTAAGCACTTTAACTGGTTATACAGGTGTTGCATTATTAGGTACTAATATTAGTTTTAAGCAAAAGCAGCAACTAAAGCGATATAAGAAGGTTATTATTTCACTTGACAAAGATGCCTCCAGCAAAGCTATAAAGTTACTTAGTAAGTTGGGAGGACATGTAAATAACGTAACTGTGGTCTTATTAGAGGAAGACCTTAAATACCTAAACACACAGCAAATGGAGGAACTGTACAATGAAGGCTAGAGGAATTGTAGTTATCGACTATGACTTTAGTGAAGGGACATTCATTGAAGCAGCAGAGCAGCAGAAGAAGTTAGAAGAAGCCATAGCTGCACTATGCAAAGGTAACAAGACTGTTGTCGGTCATCAGACAGATATGCGTGAGCGCAGAGACAGGGGGCCATCTCCTGACATCAAGAAAATGAAAGTAAGAGTTATGTAATATAGTATAACTTTTAGTTCTATACTTATACCCTCAAGTTCTAGGCTTGGGGGTTTTTTTATTTCTTCTTTACGTGTAATATTATGGTTGTACTTAATACACTAACTGGAGTAATAAAAATTATGTTCAATGAGATTCTTAAAGCAATTTGTAATAACGACATCTACTTGAAGATGAAGCCATCTTTGAAAGGCTCTCTCTTTGAGGATGAATATAGAGACCTCTATGATGTGATTGTGGCTGCACAAGAGAAGTACGCCACTGATATGACTCTGCAAGAAGTCTTCGGTCTATGGAAAGACAACAACCCTATAGCTACCAGAGCAGAAGTAGATTGCGTAGTTGAGATCATAAACGAAATCCAGAATGTCCCTGAAATGAATCCAGATATTCTTAATGACCTAGTTAAGTCTATGTGGCGAATGGATATGGGAAAGAAGATTGCCAATATTGGTATAGAAATAAGTGAAGGTAATGAGACAGCAATGGAGCGTCTTACTACCCTGATAGATCGTGTTAAGGATGGGTTCACACCAACAGAGTTTGGTGAAGAAACCACAAAAGATATACACGAACTGTTAGCCCTGACATCTGATGATAACAGATGGCGATTTAATATTCCTACACTTAGCCGCCACGTATACGGAATTGGTGCAGGTGAGTTTGGAGTTGTCTTTGCTACACCTGAGACAGGTAAGTCTGCATTTGTAGTATCCCTAGCGGCTGGCCCAGATGGTTTTTGCTCCCAAGGTGCAAAGGTTCTTTACCTAGGAAATGAGGAAGAGACTAGACGCACAATGCTACGTGCAATGACTTCTTGGTCTGGAATGACTAGGGAAGAGGTGGCTATTAACCCTAGAAAAGCCCTAGATAAGTTCGCAGTTATTGATCCTTTAATATCTATGATGGACACCCAAGAGTGGGACTTGTCTATGATGGATGCCTACATTGACCACGTAAAGCCAGATGTAGTTGTAATAGACCAAGGTGATAAGGTTCACGTTAAAGGTAGCTTCAATGCCTCCCATGAGCGTCTACGAGAGCTGTACAGACGTTTTCGTGAATTAGCCAAGCGTCACCAGTGTGCAGTCCTAGTTGTCTCTCAGGCATCAGCAGAAGCTAAAGGACGTACACGTCTTTCTCCATTCGATATGGAAGGCAGTAAGATTGGTAAGAGTGCTGAATGTGACCTGATTATAGGTATTGGTAAGCATGAAGCTGGTGATGTGGAAGACAGTGAGATCGACACAGCACGTTACCTGACAGTGAGTAAGAATAAGCTGTCGGGCTGGCATGGAACAATAATCTGTAACATTGAACCAAAGGTGAGCCGCTATGTTGCGTAAATTCAAAGATAGAGTGAAGCTAGGTATAAGCCCTAGCGCCACAGTGATTGATTGGGATGTTACAAAACCTTTCCCTACTGCTGGCATAAATGAGTTAAAATATGATGGTGATAAGGTAGAACCTACCTTTAACCCTGAAGACCTAGAGGAAAAAGCAATGCGCAGAAATGTATTCAGCATCAACACCAATAAGCCTCTAGAAGACCACTTCTACTTGTTTGAGAATGGTCGTGTGTCTTTAGAGTGCTTTGGTCGTATAGTAGCTACTGAGACTATGGAAGGTGAGCCTGTACTTGATCCATCATGGGATAGAGAGCCAGAGACTTCTAAACAGGTAGCAGCATTCCTAGGTGAGCGTCCTTACTCAATCAAGAAGAAGATAGAGTCAGGTACTTTTAAGTTAGTAGATTTAAACGCCACTAGGGATGATGTATGAAAACGATAGTTTTGGATTTAGAAACCACTGTCCAGTTTAACGAAGTAAAAGATAATAGCCCCTTTAATCCAAAGAACAGAATAGTATCAGCCCATTGGCGTATCATTGAAGATGGTAACATTTGCCCAGCGCAAAGAGCCATATTTAATCATAATGAAGTCTTAGTCCCTGAAAGCCCCAAGAAGCTACGGGAAGACCTAGCCGCTTGTGATACTATCGTAGCCCATAATGCTAAGTTTGATGTGCTGTATCTACTAGAAGCTGGATTTGACTTACCTGAAAACGTCTACTGCACAATGATTGGTGAGTACATATTTGCCCGTGGCCAGCATGTAGAACTATCCCTAGCTAAGACTGCCATACGCAGAGATGTGACACGAAAGAAAGGCGACTTAGTTGGCGATATGTTTAAGAAAGGTATTGGCTTCGAGGCAATGCCACTTGATACAGTCATTGAATATGCGGATGCTGACGTACTCTCCTGCGCTGAAGTTTACCTAGCACAGTTGGAAGAACTTGAAGCAAGCCCCGGCTTAAAGCCCACCTTCAAGCTGATGAACCAGATGTTAATGTTTCTCTCTGAGATAGAACGCAATGGCATCAAGATAGACCTTGATCGTCTGAATGATGTTGAAAGCGAATTTAAAGCAGAGAAAGCACAGCTAGAGAAAGACCTTAATGAAATAGTCTTAGATGTAATGGGCGATACTCCGATTAATCTTAACTCAGGTGCTGACATGACTAAGGTTATCTATAGTCGCTCTGTAAAAGATAAGGCACTTCATAAAGAAACCTTCAACATCGGTGTTAATGCTAAAGGTAAGCCTCTTATGCCTCCTCGTATGTCAGCAACTGGTTTTGCAAAGGCTGTAAGAACTACCACAGAAGTAGTTAAACAGACTGTTGCCGAACACTGCCACAGATGCAAAGGCACAGGTAAAATTCAGAAGTTTAAGAAGGATGGCACTCCTTGGAAAAACAAGAGTAAATGCCCTGCATGTAATGGGGCAGGTGCCTTATACATTGATAATGGTAAGGTTGCAGGTCTACGCCTAGTCCCATCAAGTCCTAGGGATGCCTCTATTAATGGTTTTAAGACAGACAAGGTTACTATCAAACGTCTTGTCGCACAGGCTGAAGGAAAGAATAATCTGAAGGCTATCCAGTTCTTAACTAAGCTGGTGCGTCTGAATGCTATCTCTACGTACCTTGATAGTTTCGTGAAAGGTATACAGACTTGGACAAGACCTAGTGGGCTACTTCATGCTCAATTTAACCAGACTACAACTCGTACAGGTAGACTGAGCAGCAGTAACCCGAACTTCCAGAACCAGCCATCAGGTAAGACCTTTCCTATTCGCAAGTGTGTAGTAAGTCGCTTTGAGGGTGGTGAAGTAATGGAAGCAGACTTTAGTGGCCTAGAGTTTAGGGTGGCTGGTGAGCTGTCCCGTGATCCACAGATCATTGAGGACATACTAGGTGGTAAGGATGTGCATAAGCAGACTGCTTCTATCATCCAGCAGTGTGATGTTTCTGACGTTGATAGCGATATGCGTAAGTCTGCAAAGGCATATACATTCGCACCCTTATATGGCGGTACAGGAGCTAATGAGGCACCTCATGTTCAGAAGTATTTCCATGAGTATTTCAAGATTTACGAAGGCTTGGCCAGTTGGCACAGAAAGCTAATGGATGGTGTCTTGAAGGATGGTATTGTACGCATTCCTAGTGGCAGAGAATTTAAGTTTCCCAATGTCAGACGTACAGGTAATGGGAAGGTTACTAATGCTACTCAGGTGGTTAATTGGCCAGTACAATCTTTCGCTACAGCAGACATAGTACCTTTAGCTTGTGTCCGTGCTTACAGGGCTTTTAAGAAGTATAATCTGAAGTCTAAGTTAATACTAACAGTACATGATAGTATCGTTGTAGACCTCCACCCTGACGAAAAAGACATAGTTGTGAAGTCGCTGATTTGGGCAATGAGAGACATCTCCTCAGAGCTTGTAGAGCGTTTCTCGTATGAAACAGTGCTGCCATTAGACATAGAAATCGAAAGTGGCCCTGATTGGATGCATAGTGAAGTAGTAAACATCTAGTTTTTGTATTCTAAGTGTTGCACTAAACTATTAGTTAGTGTATTATAAAATATCTATTTATATGACCACGGAGTTATTAAAATGAGTAATGATATTTCAGTTCTATCTAGTGAAAAAGAAGCAGCTATTGCAGCTATGCTTGGTGCCGCACAAGAGCAGGACACTAATGAAGATAAAGCAGACTTTCTACCAGTATTGAAGCTAAACTGGGAAGATGAAGACGATGATGGGAATGAACTACGAAAGGGTACATTCTTTATTGCTGGTAAGGGTGACGCAGTTTACGCTAAGTCCGTCAAAATTCGTCCATTGTCGAACATGTTCCAATGGCTAGACTATGATGTAGAAGAGCAGAAGGTATCTAACCGCACTATTGTAGTTAACTCTCTTCGTCAGGAAGCTCCAGACGAGAGGGGTACTGTGCGTTGCGGCAAACCTGCCTCTAAAATCCTACAGGCTGATCCAGCATTGAAGGATAAGTACAAGTCAGTTACCTGCTTCCGTAATGTACACTGCTTGGTAACTTACGAAGGCAAGACTGCTACTGGTAAAAAAGCCAAGGTAGAGAATGTACCTGCTGTATTGCGATTAAAAGGCGCTAACTTCATGCCTTTCGATGAAGAAGTAGTTAAGGCTCTTCCTCATGGCGGTAAGCTGTATAACTTCTCTGTTGATGTTACCACAGAGCGCAAGAAGAATGGTGGTGTTACTTACTTCGTAATGCACTTTAAGCCTGACATTGCTAATCCTCTAGCTTTGGATGAAACCACTGTTGATACCATTGGCCATATTTTGAAAATGGTTGAAGGTGAAAACAAGGCAATCATGTCTAAGCATAAGAGTGCTATCTCAGAGCGTCAGACTGACGATGAAGCATGGGATGCAGTAGAGGCTGAGTTAGTAGCCGACTTCGCTTAAATCACTAGGGATGCCCCTCATGTAGGGGCTATAGGGAATCTGATATGTCTTCATTACTAGAGTTAAAACTTCATTCTACCTTAGATAAGCTGAGTAACAACGAAGCTGTCCATGTAGAAGAAGAGTGGATCGAAGAAGCTGGTGAAATGTTTAAGGAAGGATTGCGTAAGCAGTTATTCCGCAGTGAAGGTGACGACTCTTTCCGTCTTCGTATGAGCAACTTGGGCAAGCCTCTTTGTCAGTTGCAGATGCAGAAGGCTGGTGCAGAGCCTAGTCGTATGCCTTACAACCATATAGTCCGTATGATGACAGGTGATGCTGTTGAAGCATTCATGGAAGTCTTAATTAAAGCGGCTAAGTGGAATGTAACAGGCGGCAAGTCTAAAGTATCAATGGATATAAACGGAACCACCATTAAAGGTGAGAACGATATAGAAATTGATAACAAGGTATATGACACAAAGACTTGTTCACCTTGGGCATTCACACATAAGTGGCTAGGGGGCGTAGATGCCCTGAAGAAGGATGATGCCTTTGGCTATATCCCTCAGTTAGTCGGTTATGCAAAAGCTGGTGAGATCGGCATTGGCGGCTGGATAGTCGTTAATAAGTCTAGCGGTGAAGTCACTGTTGTAGAGGCCAATGAAGATACCCTTAATGCAAAAGAAGTAGAAGAACAAATAGTGAACACTGTTGATCTTATCACTTCTGATGCACCCTTTAAGCGTTGTTATGAGCCAGAGAAAGAGTATTTCCGAAAGCAGCCTACTGGAAACCTTCGGTTAGGCACGGATTGCTCTTTCTGCTCATTTAAAAGTGCCTGTTGGCCTGATGCTGTATATCGCCCTCAAGGTGGTTCTAAGGCAGCAAATCCCAAGCACTTTTGGTATGCCCATTACGAGGAACCAACTGATGAAGAGAGCCTATAACGCTCGTAAGTCAGCTATCCAGCGAGGTTATCGCAGTGGATTAGAAGACAACATTGGTAAGCAGTTAAAGCAGTTAAACATAGATGCAGAATATGAACCATTTCGGATACCTTATTACATCCCTAAGTCAGACCATACTTATACCCCTGACTTCGTATTGCCTAACGGCATTGTCATAGAATCCAAGGGACGTTTCACGATTGAAGATCGAAAGAAACACATGCTCTGCAAAGATCAATACCCTGAACTAGACCTGCGTTTTGTGTTCAGCAACAGCAAGTCAAAGATCAGGAAAGGTAGCAAGACCACACTAGCAATGTGGTGTGAAAAATACGGGTTTCTCTACGCTGACAAGTTAATCCCGAATGCTTGGCTTCAAGAGAGACACAACAGGAAATCATTGAAGGTAATAGAGCAATGGAAATCTTAAAATATGATCCAGAATTACTGGGTAAAAACCTAGAGTCCTCCCTAGATGAAATGGTGGTGGAAAACATCATCATAGCTAATCTTACACGTTCCTATGACAGACTGTCTCAGTGGAAGAAGCTGCGTCCTGAATCCTCTATTGAAGAGGAAGAAATCTACATGGAAGATATTGAGAATGTAATCCGCTGGCACATGACTGAAGATTCATTCAACGATTGGAAGAAAGAGCGAGAATCTTACGCTCTCCAATTCACCCAAGAGGCTTTGCTGTAATGGGTGACACTTCAACAATCTCTAAAGATGAAGCCTTTGAAAAGCTCAAGGATGCACTCCATGAAATTGCATCTGAGCCATTTGAAGGTGAGTGGGTCAATACATCCCCTTCGACAGATGAAGACCTAAAAGAACTTAATTTTAATCAAGACTAATAACGAACAGGAGAAGTCATGCAGTTAGATAAATTAGAACAGCTTATTGTGCTTTGGGGAGAAGAGAAGGGCATCCTTCCTAGCCCAGACCCCTTGGCTCAGTTTGAGAAGACCAAGGAAGAGGTTGAGGAGCTTAAAGAAGCTATCAGCTTACAGGATAAGCCAGAAGTAAAGGATGCAATCGGGGATATTTTCGTAACCCTAGTGATGCAAACAAAAGCGTGGGGTCTGAGCATGAGTGAGTGCGTTGAACAGGCCTACAGTCAAATCAAAGACCGCAAAGGCAAGATGGTCGATGGTCAATTCGTTAAAGAGTAAAAAGAATGAATATTACTAACAAAATTTTATCAGACATCACTGTTTTTTCTAAATACGCAAAGTATCAGCCTGAGTTGCAGCGTAGAGAGACTTGGGAAGAGCTAGTCACCCGTAACAAAGAGATGCACCAGCGTAAGTACCCAAAACTTAAAGACGAAATCGAGGAGGTTTATACCAATGTCTACGAAAAGAAAGTTCTTCCTAGTATGCGTAGCCTTCAATTTGGGGGTGTTCCTATTGAGCTTGCCCCTAATCGCATTTTTAATTGTGCTTACCTACCTGTAGATGCGCCTGAAGCCTTTAGTGAAACCATGTTCTTACTGCTTGGCGGTACTGGGGTAGGTTACTCCTGCCAGCGCCATCATGTAGCGCAGTTACCCGAAGTAGTTGGCCCTAAGAAGCGTAAGCGTAGATTCCTAGTATCAGATAACATTGAAGGGTGGGCTGATGCAGTAAAGGTTCTTGTCGAGGCATACTTCCGTGGTCTAATGGATGTAGAGTTCGACTTCCGTGACATTCGCCCCAAGGGTGCAGCCCTGATTACGTCTGGCGGTAAAGCCCCCGGCCCACAGCCATTGAAAGACTGTTTGCATAACATTCGTAAGGTATTTGATGGTGCTATTGGTCGTAAATTAACCACATTAGAAGTGCATGACCTACAGTGTTACATTGCTGATGCAGTATTAGCTGGTGGTATCCGTAGGGCTGCTCTTATTTCCTTGTTTAGTATGGACGATCAAGACCTATTGGCTTGTAAGGCTGGTAGTTGGTGGGAAGAGAACCCACAACGAGGTCGTGCTAACAACTCTGCCGTTATTTTGCGTCATAGAGTAACCAAACAAGACTTCCTAGAGCTATGGAAACGTGTTGAATTGTCTGGTTCAGGTGAACCGGGTGTATACTTTAGCAATGATAAGGATTGGGGGAGCAACCCGTGTTGCGAGATAGGATTACGCCCCTTTCAATTTTGCAACTTATGTGAATTGAACGTATCAGATTTATCATCTCAAGAAGACTTGAATGAGCGTTCAAAAGCAGCAGCATTTATAGGCACATTACAGGCAGGATACACAGACTTTCATTACCTACGTGAAGTCTGGCGTGAGACTACAGAGCGTGATGCTTTGTTGGGTGTAGGTATGACAGGTATAGGTTCAGGAGAGGTATTAAAGTATGATCTTACGGAAGCTGCGAATTTGGTGGTTGATGAAAATAAGCGAGTTGCGAAGCTCATTGGCATTAACGATGCTGCTCGCACCACTACTGTTAAACCCAGCGGCACTAGCTCTTGCGTTCTCGGCACTGCTTCTGGCATTCATGCTTGGCATAATGACTTCTATGTAAGACGCATTCGTCTTGGCAAGAATGAAGCCCTGTATCAGCACTTGGCGGTACATCATCCTGAGTTGGTAGAAGATGAATATTTCCGTCCTGATGAAATGTCAGTTGTAGAGATTCCACAAGCTGCACCAGAAGGCTCTATTCTTCGCACAGAGACCCCAAGTGATTTACTTGAGCGTGTACGTAGGTTCAACACAGAATGGGTACACACAGGCCATATAGAAGGTCAGAACACCCATAATGTGAGCTGTACTATATCAGTTAAAGAAGATGAATGGGAAATGGTAGGAGAATGGATGTGGAAAAACCGCAACTCATTCAATGGCATTTCTGTTCTTCCTTATGATGGTGGTACTTACATTCAAGCACCTTTCGAAGACATCACAGAGGAACACTTCAACATCCTTGCTAATAGCTTGACCAATGTTGATCTAAAGCAAGTTAAAGAAGTGGAGGATAATACAGACCTTTCAGGCGAAGCAGCCTGTGCTGGAGGAGCGTGTGAAATAACTTACTAAGGAGTAAGCAATGGGTGTGAATAAACCTCAAATAGTAATAACCGATGTTGATGGTGTACTTACTGATGGAAGCATCAGTTATGCAAACAACTTTAAGTTTAAATCATTTAATGTTAAAGATGGAAGTGCAATCAAAAGAATACAAAAGCTTGGCGTTACAGTCATATTTATGTCTAGTGATATAAGCTTTTCTACAGATACTAGAGGCGTGGAACTTGACGTACCTGTTCGCTTTTGTAAACCAGAAACAAAGTTACAAACTCTTGCTTCTCTTACAAGAAAACATAGAGTAAATTTTAGCGACGTTATCTACATAGGGGATGACATAACAGACATAGAATGTTTATCAAGTGTGGGCTACCCATACTGCCCTAAAGATTCAATCTCTGAAGTTAAATCAGTAGCTACAAGTCTACCATCTAATGGCGGCTGTGGCGTTATGGTAGATATATGGCGGATTATAGATGAAGCAAGGTAAAGTTTGGGGTCACACCGAATGCATCCTAAGTAATAGCTCGGTAGAAGTTCACAGAATCGAAGGGAAAGCTGGACATAAATGTAGTGAACATAAACACACTAACAAATGGAATGCTTTCTATGTCGAAAGTGGACACTTAATAATTAGGATTTGGCAACAAGACCAAGGGTTAATTGATGAAACTCACCTATTCTCAGGTGATAGTACATCAGTTAGTCCGGGTCTCTACCATCAGTTCATAGTGGCTGAAGATACTGTTGCCTTTGAATTCTACTGGTCTGAGTTTGAAGTAAATGACATAGTTCGGAGGACATCAGGGTCGTGAAAATTATAGCAGGGCCTTGCGTGTGGGAAGGGTACAGCCTAGCGTGTAAAGTAATAGATCACATGCTACCCTTATGCAAGTCAAATAACATTGAGTACTACTTCAAAGCATCATTTGAAAAAGCAAACAGGTCACTAAACACATCATTCCAAG